AATAACAGGCGAAGATGAAGACTTTACTGTTCTTGAGTTGATGGATATGCAAATAATAAGTAAGGCATTAAAGGGAGATCAAAGAGCCTACGAGGCAGTAGTTGACCGATTAGAAGGTAAGCCAAAGCAAACAACAGACATAACCGCTGATATTAAGGGTAATGTGCAAATCACAATAGAGCCAGATGCAGATTGTCAACCAATTAAAGATTAAGGCTACTCCTGTATTTTATGCCAATAAAAAGGCATACGAGGAAGGTTATCCTATAATTTGTAACGAAGGTGGGTCAAGGTCAAGTAAAAGCTATTCTGTTGTTCAACTACTAATACACATTGCGTTAAGCAATCCCAATACAAGAATATCAATGGTATCGCACTCGCTCCCACATATTAAGCGAGGAGTTTATAGGGATTTTAAAAACATACTTGAACAATGGAACATCTGGGATGAAAAGGATTTTCGATACACGGATTTTATTTATACGTTTAAGAACGGATCATACATTGAGTTATTTGGCTTAGAAGACCCAGATAAAGCAAAAGGACCAGCAAGGGATATACTATTTGTAAACGAGGCAAACCTAATTAGTAAGGCTTTGTTTGACCAGCTTTTGATTCGTACAACAGGACAAGCATTCTTAGACTGGAATCCAGCAGACTTTATCTCTTGGGTTTATGAAGTAGCCGACAACCCAAAGAACAAACGCATACATTCTACCTACCTAAATAACATAACTAATTTAAGCGAAAGCCAAATAAGAAACATTGAGCAATATAAAGATTTGCCCGATGACTTTATGTGGAAGGTTTACGGATTAGGAGAACGAGGCTCTGCAAAAGAAATTATATACACTCAATGGAAGCAATACGATGAAGCACCAGATGGCGATGTCTTCTATGGATTAGACTTTGGTTATGTTCACCCAGCTGCACTTATTAAGGTTACACATCACGAAGGACAAAACTACTTTGAGGAGATAATCTACCAAAGTGGATTGACTTTAAGTGATCTATCAAGATTGATTAGAGAGAAGCTACCAGAGAGAGCAACAATCTATGCGGATGCTGCCGAGCCAAAGTCTATTGAGGAACTTTACAGACAAGGGTTTAACATTAAACCAGCACAAAAGGATGTATGGGCTGGGATTGTTAAAATGAAGTCTTACCCAATAAACTTACACTACAATAGCAAAAACCTAAGAAGGGAGTTTTTGTCTTACAAATGGAAGAAGGATAAAAACGATAACGTAATTGAAGAACCAGTAAAGGCAAACGATGACTTAATGGATGCGTGTCGATATGCCGTGTTTACTCACTTAACCAAGCTAAAATTTGAAGTGTCTGTATTTTAGTATAAATTGTCTAACTTTGTTAAAATTCATATATAATGGGATTACTTGACTTTTTTACTAAAAGACAAAAACTATCAACTGTTTTACCACAGATACCTTTTAACGGACAAGTAGCAATACAACAAGGAATAATTACTTGGCAAGGTGGCGATAATATTAGTTTTGTTCGTGATGGATATTCTGCAAATGACATAGTTTATTCTATCGTAAAACTAATTACGGATAAAGCAAAACTTGCTCCATTCAACGTTTACAAAGTAGTTGATGAAACTTCTGCAAAGAAATACAAAGCGTTAATGAGCCAACCAGATAAGATTGAGAACTGGAAGGAAATTGATAAGCTACATAAGAAAGCGTTTGAATTATATACAAAAGATGCAAGACTAAACGAGTTGTTAAAATATCCTAATGAAGAAGATACATTCGGAGATTTCGTTGAGGCTTGGTGTTCGTTTAAGTTAATTACTGGTAACTCTTTTATCTATGCAAAGATGATTGAAGGTGGCAACAATGACGGCAAACCATACGAAATGTTTGTACTTCCTTCTCAATATATGTATGTCTTAGCCAACATTCAAAACTTTCCACCAACGATTGCTGGGTATCAATTAAACTATGGTCCACTTTGGAACTTTACTAAGCAAGAAATATTACAAGATAAATACTTTAATCCACAATGGAATACTACTGGAAATCAACTATATGGACAATCACCATTGATGGCTGCTGCGAGAAACTTGACTCGTTCGAACGAAGCGAAGACAGCAGCAGTTGCTTCCTTCCAGAATGGTGGTCCAGCTGGAGTTCTTTTTATGAATGATGACAGGTTCGACCCTATTAGTGGAACACAACAAGCACAAGCACTTAAAAGAGCCGTAAGCGAGAAAAGTGGCTCTGCTAATTTCAATTCTATTGCGGTAAGTGGTTACAAAGTTGATTGGAAGCAAATCGGTTTAAGTCCTGTTGAATTAGATATTATCGAGAGTGAGAAGTGGGATATGAAAGCACTTTGTAATATTTATGGAGTACCTTCTCAATTATTAAACGATGCTGATAATAAGACTTATAACAACCAAAGAGAAGGCGAGAAAGCATTGACAGTTCGTTGTGCTATTCCTTTGTTAGTTGGTATTAGAGATAACTTAAATAGAAAATTACATAGCGATTGGGGTTATCGTGGAACTGATATATATGTTGACTTTGACCCAACTGTTTATAGCGAATTAGAAGCAAACAAAGCAGAGCAAGTAGAATGGTTAGATAAAGCTTGGTGGATTGCACCTAAGCAAAAGATGGATATTATGGGCTTAGAGATTCCTCCTTACATAGATCAAACAGAAATGGAGAAATTATATATCCCTTCAAGTTTACAAAGTCCAGATGAGTTTCAACCATTAACGCTACCAAATGAATAGCCAAGAGATCATAGATAAGTTATTTGATTTAAAGGTTGACCTAAAAGCCGACCTTAGTGAAGTTATTGATGAAGTTTACGCAAAGTATCACGATACTGTTAATATGTCTTATAGCGAATTAGAGGCTTGGAGCAAGACCGAGTGTTCAAAGTTAGCATCATTAGACAGAAGTCCAATAAATCGAAATTTGAGGCTCTTAAGCACCAAGAAAGCGGATTGGGGTGCAAATGAGGTAAAGTCAGCTAACAGAACGATTAGCTTTGTTAGTAGAATGAAAAATATGGAGCAAGGTCAACCTGTAAACAAAACTTGTCCATCTAAGAGGGATATATCCTTAAAGAACTGGGCATATAATCCAAATAAATAAATATGAATTACGCACAAAAATTCGTAGAGTTAGCTGAACAGTTAATAAGCGAAATCAAGAAAACAACAGGAATCAATCGTAGTGGAATCACACAAGCTGCATCTTTGATAAGTCAAGGTAAAGTGATAACTTCAAGAAGTTGGAATCCGCCTTCTGCAAGTGAGGAGAACGCATACATTGAGGAAAATGGTATGGCTGCTTATGGTAAGTGGTTTTTAGCTATTGACGCAAACGCTGATATAGAAACTAAAGAACATTGGCACTACATTTACACAAGTGATTTTGTAAACGTTGATAGAGCGGGTCTTATTGCAATTAGACAAAGGTCTGGACAACAGAATCAAACAGATGTATTTAATGCAGCTGGTAAGTTACTTGAAAATTTAGATGCATAATGATTTGGAACGACTATAAAAAGTTGTATGCAAACGCACTAAAAACCTATTCGCCAAAGTTCAAGAAAGAACTACAAAGGCAAGTAGATACTTATTGTGATACCCAAGATTTAAACGCAATAAGCGATAAGAAGATAAAAAAGACCATCCAGAACCTTCATATAGCAATGGGGGTTAAGATGGCACAAATTTCGGAGAAGAACGTATCTAAGTCGGTTAAAGGATATTATGGACCAGAGGAGTTTAAGAGTAAGCAAACGGACTTATTTACTTATGTTATGTTAACTTATCTTGAATTAAAAGGCTTAGACAATATTGCAGCGGAGATAACTCAAACAACTAAAAACCAAATACAACAATACTTACTAAAGTCAGTTGAGGAAGGTTTGACATTACAAGAGACAATCAAGCTATTAAGAACGGCTGGGATAACCGATTACAGAGCGGAGATGATAGCAAGAACAGAAACAGGCAGAGCAGCGAACATTGGCTCAATGGTTGGAACGGCTGCAACTGGACTTGTAACTATGAAGGAATGGATAGCTGCAAGAGATAACCGAACAAGGCGTGTACCAAGAGACCAATTCGACCATTTAAATATGGATGGAACTAAAATAGCTTACGATGAAAAATTTAATGTTAAAACTAAGAACGGAGGTTTTGAGCAAATGCTACATCCTTGCGACCCAAGTGGAAGTGCTGGTGATGTTATCAATTGCCGTTGTACGTTAGGCTATGAAGCCGTGAGAGGCGAAGATGGAAAGCCAAAAAGGTTGCAAGATAACCCACCGAGAGGAGATATGGGGTTTGTTTGGAATTTGATAAATAATGTAGCTTTGATGCAAATTTCTAATTTAATAAGAGATTTGTTAGCAGATTAAAAAAAATTAATAACTTTGTTCTATGAGTAAGATTGAAAACAAAAGCTACAATGATATGATTTTGGATATAGAGCCAGAATCAAGAACAGTTAAAGCGTGTTGGTCAAGAATTGGAAACGTTGATTTAGACAATGATATTATCGTTGCTGAAGCGTTTACTAAGACTATCAAAGAACGTGGACCTAAAGGCAAGAATATGATTTGGAGTTTAGTAGATCATAAAGCTGATATGGCACACACTTTAGGAAAGCCAAAAGAGTTATACATAGAAGGCGATATGCTTGTTGCGGTTACTGACTTAATAGAAACTGAATGTGGCGAAGATGCAATCAAGTTATATGAAGCTGGTTTAATTAATCAACACTCAATTGGTTTTAGTACGTTAAAGTCCGATGTAAACCAAAAGACTGGCGTTCGTACTATCACGGAATTAAAACTATATGAAGGTTCAGCGGTTCTTTGGGGTGCAAATCCAGAAACTCCAACATTGGGTTTTAAGGGTGAGTTCAAAGAAACTAAAGAGAATTTATCAATAAGATTAGAAAACTTAATTAAGGCATTTAGAGGCGGCACTTTTACAGATGACACCTTTGCTTTAATGGAGATTCAAATAAAACAAATACAAGCCGAGTTATTGGCTTTGGAGATTACTGAAACAATCACTCAACCCGCTGAAGCAGTTGAGCCGACACCAGTTGTAGAAGAAAATAATAACGAGGAAGTATTAAAGGCAATTAAACAATTTAACAATCTATTTAAAAAGTAAAAATGGAAAACGTAATTAATGAAATGGCTGAGAACCTTAAAGGTTTTCAAGCTAATGCAGAAGCCCAAATTAAAGAGGTGGCTGCACAAGTAAACGTTGTAAAAGACGAGTTACAAAAGCAAATCGATGGTCAATTAGCTGCACAAAAGAAAGCTGCTAAGAAAGAAGTAAAGCACTTAGACGAAGTTATCTTAGAGAAATTAGATGGCAATTTTGATGCTATGGAGAAGTCTTTAAAGAACAATGGTAAATTCCGTATGGATTTATCGGATGTTAAGACAATGACTTTAAGTGGTAACTTAACTGGTGATTCAGTAGCAACTTATGCTCCTAATCCAGCTATTCAACCTTCTCAAAGTTTAAACTTTAGAGATTTGATCCCTACTGTTAGAAGCGAGACTGGATTGTATGTTTACTATCGTGAAAACTCTGGTTTGACTAACAACATTGCTGCTCAAACTGAAGGTTCTAACAAAGGTGAGAACGATTACTCTTTAACAGAAGTTAAGGTTGTAAACGATTACATCGCTGGTTTCTCTACTTTCTCTAAGCAAATGTTAAAGTCTTTACCATTTATGACACAGACTTTACCAAGAATGTTGACAAGAGATTTCTACAAAAAAGAGAACTCTATCTTCTTCTCAACTGTATCAACTGCTGCAACAGGTTCAACTACAACTGCTGAAACTAACGATTTGTTACAATTAGTTGACTACATCGCAAACCAAAAGAATGCAAACTTTGTTGCTTCTTATGCTTTAGTAAGTGAATTACAAATGGCTCGTTTATTGAAAGCAACTATCGCTGCTGGTTATTATGCTGGTGCTGGTAGTGTTATCGTAAACCCTAATGGTGGTATCACAATCTGGGGAGTTCCTGTAATCGCTGCTTCTTGGGTAACTGATGACAAAGTTTTAATCTTTGATTCTGCATACTTAGAGAGAGTTGAAGTAGAAGGTTTAGCTATCGAGTTCTCTTATGAGAATGGCGAGAACTTCCAAAAGAACTTGGTAACTGCGAGAATTGAGTGTTACGAAGACATCAACTTGATGTTGACTACATCTTCAATCTTTGCTGATTTAGGTAACGTATAGTTCTAAAGGTTTAGTAAATATTAACCCCTTACATTTGTAGGGGGTTTTTTATTGGAATAAATTAAGTAATTTTGTAAAAAAAGGGTATGTCTTATTCTAATTATATTTATGATTTTACAATCACAACTGTTACACCATTAGTTGAACCAGTTACATTGAACGAAGCAAGACTATATTGCCGTGTAACGAATGTTAGCGAAAATGATTTGATTCAATTGATGATAACTGCTGCAAGGGAAACAATAGAGAAAGCAACAGGATTAAGTTTGGTTCCTAAAACTATTGAGGTTTACTTTAACAATATAGATGGCAATTTTGAAGTTCCTTTTGGACCTATAAACAAGGTTACATTTGAATTATATGATATGGCTCAAGGTGGAATAGAGATTGATTCTGCTAATTTTAGATTAATAGGTGATGACTTTCCTAAACTTACTTTCCCAAATTATGCAAACCTTAAAGCATTTTATGGCTCTGGTTACAATACACAACCAAATCAAACAATACCAACAGACCTTAAATTAGCAATATTAGATCAAATCTCTTATAATTACGAGAATAGAGGTTTAGATGGTGGAATGGGTATTTGTGAGAAGTCTTGGAGAGCGTGTCAAAGATGGACAAGAATAAGCCCAATATTATAATATGAAATTAGGTAAAGCAAAAGCAAATTACGTTGATGTCAATACGATGACTCGTGAAGTTATAATCTATTATCCAACAAGAACAAGTGATGGACAAGGTGGATATATAACTACATTTTTACCAAATGCGCAAGTTTGGGGCGATTTAAGACCAGATAATCAAGTGCGTGATATAGGAGAGTCGGAATTACAATTCGACCAAAGGAATAGGCTTTATATTCGTTATGGGATAGTAATAGAAGATTCTTATGAGGTAGAGATTGAGAACGAGAGATACACAATACATTCTATTAAGAACGTCGAGAACCAAAATAGGTTCTTGGAGTTAATAATTTACAAATAATGGCATTTGTAGTAAGATTAGACGGATTAAAAGACATACAAGATGCTTTAAAAAATATAGATGGTAAGCTAAGGCAGAATGTAGGTGATGAGATTAATGCGTCTGCTTTAAACATACAAAGTAGTGCAAAGCGTTTGGCTCCAGTTGATTTAGGGTTTTTAAGGAATCAAATAGCATTAGTGCCAATAGGAGATTTAACAATTGCAGTTGAAGCAAGGGCTAAATATTCGCCTTATATTGAATTTGGTACTGGAGGACAAGTTAAAGTACCAGCTGGATATGAGGACTTGGCTACAATGTTCAAGGGAAGAGGTTTAAGGACAATTAATATTCGCCCACAACCTTTTTTAATACCTTCGTATGAAACTGAGAAGCCAAAATTAATACAAAGACTAAAAAAGTTATTAAATGCAAAATCCTAATATTGAAATAAAGAAGTGGTTTTTTACCAACTTGGAAAGTGCAAGTGGATTAGATGTTTACGATGGTTTTGCTCCTCAGGGTGCTGGTGATGAGTATATCGTAATGACAAGCAGAACATCCACACAAGATCAAGGTAAGGCTGGATATACAAATAGTATTTCAATGACAGTTGATATTATTACAAAAAATGCTAACTTTGGTTATAAACGTGCTGAAACTATAAGCGATTTAATATTAGAAGACATAAACTCCGACACAGTTATAACCCTATCAAATGGGTTTACTGCTTCAAGTTTAAGTGTAGAAAGTATAAGGAATTTAGATGGCTTAAACCCTTTAGATAACGTTTTTAGAGTATTAATAACATATAACATAATAATAACACAAATTTAAAATTAAATAAAATGCCAGAAACAAAAGTAAGCGCGAGAGATTATATTCTTTTAGCTGACATAAACAATGATGGAACATTCAAGCCTGTTGCTTGTTTGACTACGAACTCATTAACATCGACTAATGACACAATAGATGCTACTTCTAAGTGTGGTAACGAGTTCACTCCAGCACCTTCTTTCTCTCAGTCTTTTGATTGTGAAGGTTTTGCAATTGACGAAACAGGTGTACCAGCTAAAGATAGCTACCAACAGTTGTATGCTGCTCACGCTGCTAAGACTTTATTCGCAATTAAGATGGGTAAAGCAACTCCGACCGCTGGTGATATTACTTATGGTGGTGCTGGTTCTTTAGTGTTTATTAGCGATTTCGGTGTAACTGCTGACGATAAAGATGATGTTAAATTTACTGCAACTTTCGTAGTAAGTGTTCCTCCTATTGCACAAACTGAAACTGTATAATAAATAAAAAAAACTATGTACGAATTAAAGACTGACAACAACACAATCCACTTAAAGTGGGGTACTTGGGCGATGAAAAGATTTTGCGAATTAGAGAATAAGAATCTAATGCAGCTAATTGAGGTTTTATCAAGTGGGATTTATGACTTAGATACAATCGTTCATATTGTTCAAGCAGCAGCCGAAAGTGGATGCAAGAGCCTTAAAAAGCCTATTGATTTTGATGAATTTGATGTGTGCGAATGGATAGATCAAGTAGGTGGGTTATCGGCAAAAGACGGACAATTAGTTGAGTTTATGAAATATATGCAAGACTCAATGACTCCAGAACTAAAGCCAGAGAAAGGCACGGATGAAAAAAAAAATTAGGGTTTTATAGTTGGGACTCAATAATTATTCTCGCTATTGAAGTTGGCTTAACGATTAATGAGTTTTGGCAATTGACGTGGCGAGAATTTTTGTTGTATAAAAAGGCTTATGATAATAAACAGGTGAAGGAATGGGAACGTACAAGAATGATTAGTTACTTGATTTATAAAGCTAATACAAGCGATAAAAGTCCTAAAAGTATAAAATCTTTCTTCCCTTTGCCAAGTGATGAAGTTGAAGATGATAAGCCTAAACTAACACAAGAGCAATTGGCAAGGACTTTAAAGTTGTATGGAGTAAAATAATAAAATGGCACAAGAAACGTTAAAAATTACGATAACCGCTGACAATAAACAAGCGGTTCAAAATATACAAGAAACAGTTACCGCAACTAATAAATTAGGTAGTGCGTTTCAAAGATTGCCAAATACAAGTAATCAAGCAACTTTCGCTTTATCAAACTTGTCAAGAGTTGCACAAGATGCTCCTTATGGTTTTATAGGTATTGCGAATAACTTAAACCCTTTATTAGAGTCGTTTCAAAGATTAAGTAAAGAGGCGGGTGGTTCTGGTGCTGCTTTAAAAGCAATGGCACAAGGTTTGATGGGTCCAGCTGGTATTGGACTTGCTTTGGGTGCAGTCTCTTCTATTATTGTCGCATTTGGTCCTAAAATAGCGGATTTCATAAGTGGTACAAACGAAGCTACAAAAGCAGAAGAAAAGTTTGCACAAGGATTAAAAGATGCAAGAGCCGAAGCAAGTGAAACTGGAATAAGATTACAAGCGTATCTAAATATTACACAAAATGCAAGTGTAAGTGATGAAAGAAGAGCGGAAGCATTAAGAGCAGTTAAAAACGAATTAAGTAAAGTTAATAGTGCTTATGCTGCAACGATTACAAATGTTGACCAAGCAAGAGCAGCAGTTGATTTATATACACAGGCTTTAGTTGCACAAGCTATAACATCAAGATATATTGATGAAATTGCAAATAAGACAATTGCTTTAGCAGATGCAAATAAAAAGATTTTAATATCTGGTAGGGAATATTACGCAACATTAGAAAGAACAAAATTAGCTATAAATGGATATGCTGATGCTTCTGTTTATCAAGCAACTGCAATTGATAAAGCAAAAAATGCTAATATAGAGGCTCGTAACGAAGCATTAGCTTTAAGAAGTGGAATTATTGGCTTAAATACAGAATTAAATAATACGATAACTTTAGCTTTAGCTAATCCTTTCTTTCAATTAGATAAGGGTGCTAAACAATTAGCAACATCAACAAAGCAAGTTGCTGATAATATACAAAGAATTGGAGGACAAGCAAGAGCAATTACTCCAGATATGACTGCTCCAGTATTAATGGAAAGAGGTGCTGCACCTACAATAACAAACCCAACTGGTGCTGCGCCTTTAGGTGGAAGGACAAGCGGTTACGATGCTATTCAATTGACAAGTCAAATAAATGAGCAAACAAAAGCACAGGAATTGTTGAACTTTCAATTAAAACAAACACAAGCAATCACAAGTTTACTTGCACCAGCATTTGATAGTGTAATTCAAGCAATGGTTATGGGTGAAGATATTGGATTGGCACTACAAGCGGCATTTAAGCAAATAGTTATTCAATTAATTCAAATGGTTGCACAAGCATTATTGTTTAAAGCAATTATGGCAGCGATAACTGGAGGAACAAGTGAGGTTGGAAGTGCTTTAGGTGGAAGTATGGGTATGGGTGGAGGTAACTTCTTAGGTGAGTTCTTATTAAAAGGTTCGGATTTGATTTTAGCAACTCAAAGAGCAAACAACAACTTAAATATTAGAAGAGGTAATTAATGGCATACCAAATAAAATATAGAATCACGGCAGCAACAAAATCGGATGCTACAAGTATTGTAAATATTTATGAAGATGGTTACGCTGGATCAATAATAGAATATCCTTGTATTAGTTTACAAATTCAATACATTCCAAGAAGTGATGATACTTTTGAGCCTATTTATGTAAGTCAGTTAAACCTTTCAATTGATGTTACGGATAACGTGGCAAATATGCCAGACTTTACAACGTTAAATGACAGAAAGTATTTTGTTAGAGTTTTAAGTGGTGCTAATATAGATTGGCAAGGCTGGGTTCTAAGTGATAACGTACAATTTATATTTAGTACAGGTCGCAAAGAATTAGCTTTTAATGCTATTGATGGATTGGGTTTGTTAGAAAGAATCCCTTTTACTATTGCAGATGATTCAGTTTTAGTTGATATTTATACGGCTATATTTTACATTAAGAGTGCGTTACTATTTTTAGAATATCCTTTAGATTACGATATTGTAAGCGGAGTAAGTTTTTACGCTGATGGAATGGATAACAGAACGGATGACCCAGCTGCAGATGCATTAGGTCAATCATATATAAATTATGGAACATTTGTAAATGATAATCAACAAGCAACTAATTGTCTTGATGTATTAACTAAAATTGCAAGATCATTTGCTTCAAGATTATTTCAAGCAAAAGGGAACTTTTATATAGTACCTTTAACTCAATTTGCACAAGACTCTTACTATGTTACTATTTACAATAGTGATGGAACAGTATTTGATGATGCAATCTATGAATCAACAGGAAATATTGAAGGGTTTACTTCAAATACAAGCGGTTTATACTTTGTAGATAATAGTCAATTTAAGTTAATTAAAAAAGGATTTAATAAGATTAGATTTGACAAGGTTATTGAATATCCTAATAACTATATTACTAACTGGGATTTAAAGAATTATACATATATAAGTCCATTAGAAGGCAATGCCTTTTCTTGGGATGAACAAAGATTTGTAGATGGCAAAATATATGTAAAGTCATATCCAAACAAAAGGTCTAATTCCTTTATAATGGAATATTCGCTTTCAAGTCCTTTTACTGCATTAGTAAGTCCATTAAATTTGCCTAAAGTAAATGCAAGTGATGTTCTAAGATTTAGTATGAGTGTTGCTGGTTTAGGAGTTCCAGCAAGTGGACCAGATGCTTTATTTATACTTAAAATAGTAGTTAGCAATGGAGTTGATTCAGTATTTTTAGATGACAATGAACAATGGGTAAATACAAGTTTTAATAACCACTTTTACTTTTATCCTTTTGATTCAACAGACGCAAAAGTTAACTTAGATTTGGTTATGCCATTGCTTCCAATTGGCGGTGATTTAAGTATTGAACTTATTTTATCTGGTTCTTATAGTTTTTATTGGAAAACAACTGTTGGAGGAATTGAAGCAAGTGATTTTCAATTAGCAGTTGAAACATACTTTAAGCAAGTAACAACAGAAAGTTTTATAACTGATTCAAATGAATATGTTTTAGATATAGACCTTCCTTTAGGATTTAATGACGTAAACGATGGCTTTTTTAGTTATAGAGGGTTTTTAAGCGATTCAACAGGTTTAAACTTAAAGGATTGGTACAGACAAGAATATCCTACTGATGTTTATAGAAGCCTAAGTGAGTTAGTAGTAAAGCAATATTCAAACTGCTTAAATAAGAACATCATTAATTTAGATGCTTCATTTATGGGTATGCAAACAACCGATGGTAGATTTAGCGGTGCGATGAGATTAACTGCTACCGATACTGACCCAGCACAAATAACTGTTCAAAATAAAAATTACATAATAGGTAACTCAACAATAGATTTGCCTAATGATGTTATAATGGCTACTTTATTGGATATTAACCCAGAGAATATAGAAACTACAATGACTACTATTTATGATAGTAACAATTTACCAACGGAAGAAACAGGATATTCTCACAATAGATCAAATGGCTATTTAACTAAAGAAGCTGCTTTGGTAGCACCATTTACAAGTAATGTTGTTTACTTAGAACAAGTTGGAGTTCCTGACATTGGAGATTTCTTCTATGCAAGTGAGTTCTTAACTGTTGGATTTAATGGTGCGAATATATGGTGGAGGGTTTTAGTTACAGATACTTACTCACAAGCATATAGAATTAGTGGAGCGGGTGAAATATTAGAAACATACGGATAATTGATTAAATTTGTAATATGGCAGCAGTAATTGGTAAGAATATAATGCTTTATAAAAAGGAAAGCAACGCAACATTTTATATGAATGGGTCTATTCCTGTAACTACAATTTCGGGATTAAGCTATAAACAATTTAGTCCAACCAATAATTTAGAGGCTGCTTCTAACTTTACTAAGACGGCAGATGGCATAGTTTGTGGATTTATAACAGATGTTGCTACAACAACAATTCCAGCTGGGACTTGGACCTTTAGTGCTTTTGCATCTATAACAGGTGATTTAGTTTCTGCTCCAAGATTTTACTATCATATTTACAAATACGATGGCACAACCTTAACATCTATTGGCACAACTGGTGGAATATTCTTTACTCAATTAGCAGTAAGACAATACACACAAACATTTGCCTTTCCAACTACAACATTAAGTTCAACAGAAAGGATTGTGATACAAGTTATAGCAAGTGAGATTACTACTAAAACAATGACCTTTTACACACAAGGAACAAACGTTGCTTCGGCTATAACTACAATCCCTTTAAATATTCCTTTTGCTTGTTCTACAAATGCAACCTTCTCGGTTACAGTAGATCAAAAAGAAGTAACAAGTCAGTCAAGTGCTTGGTATCGTGAGTTCAAGAACGATATCGCTAACTGGACTTTAACGTGCGATGGGTTAATTACTTTAAGTGGGTATGGTTACAATCAAATGTTGCAATTGCAACAATCAAGGCAATCAATAGCAGTTGACTTCATTATTGACAATGGTGCGAATGGTTTAAGTGTAATTACTGGAAATGTTAATATGACTTCTTTACAAATAAATGCACCTTATAAAGATGTAGGCACTTATAGTGTAAGTTTACAAGGAACTGGACCTTATGGGTTAAGTGGAACGGCTGCTGCAAGTGGCGGGGTTATTATTAATGGAGGTTCGGTATCTACTAAAGGTTACACGGCAGCTGGTGGCGAAACAACAATTACTTATACTGATTTAATCGGCAAAGATGTGTTGTATGTTTCAAGAGGCGGAATTGATGTTCAAGATATACTATCAACAGGAACGCCAGTTAATGAGCAAGTTAAGTGGGTTTCTTCGACTGGTGTTTTAACATTTAGTAGAGCATTAGAAAGTGGCGAATATGTAAGGTTATTAGCACAATAAAAATAATAAGATGAGCAATCAAATAGTAATAAGTTCGGGTGCAAAAGTTAGAAACTTAAACGGAGTATTAACTGGTACGGCTGGTGTGGTTGATGCTTTAGGTATCAACGTACCAAGTGGGATTCCTCAATTAGATGGAAGCGGAAAGATATTAGTATCTCAATTACCGAACTCGGTTATGGAGTATAAGGGTACTTGGAACGCTGCAACCAACACTCCAACTTTAGTAAACGGCACAGGAAATCAAGGCGATGTTTATTTAGTAAGCGTTGCTGGAACAGTCAACTTTGGTGCTGGTCCTATTACTTTTGCGGTTGGAGATCAAGTTATTTATTCTGGTTCAATTTGGCAAAAGGCTGGTGGTTCTACTGGAACAGTTACAAGTGTTGCGGTTACTGAAAGTGGCGATGCTTTGACAATTACAGGTTCTCCAATTACAACAAGTGGAACGATTAACATAGGCTTTGCTGGAACAAGTGGTCAATATGTAAACGGAGCTGGTGGGTTAACTACATTCCCAACTTTGATATCAAGCATTGGTTTATCTATGCCAAGTGCTTTTAATGTCGCTAATAGCCCTTTAACGGCTAACGGAACGATTGCGGTAACTGGAGCGGGTGTCGCTTCACAATATATTAGAGGAGATGGTACTTTGGCTAACTTTCCTACATCTGGAGGTGGTGGTTCTTCTGTTTCTTATTATTTAAACGGAAGTATTAATCAAGGTACAATAGGAGGTGTTACTTATTACGAAATGAATAAAGTTCCTGTAATAGGTGCTGGAACTGATTTTTCAAGAGGTAGTAATGGATATATTGCATCTTTTTTAACGGATGCTAATGACCCAGCTTTATTAGAAATACCAGCTGGTAATTGGAATTTTGAAACATATTTTAATGCTTCAAATGGTGGTGGTAGTCCAACTTTTTACATTGAGTTGTATAAATACGATGGCACTACTTTTACCCTAATTGCTTCTAATAGTGCAACTCCTAAATTGATTAATGATGGTGCAAGTATTGAGGCTTACTTTAGTGCTTTAGCCGTTCCACAAACAACTTTAACTTTAACTGATAGATTAGCAGTTCGTATTTATGTAAATACTTCTGGTAGGACAATTACTTTACACACAGAAAATAGCCATTTATGTCAAGTTATTACAACTTTTAGTACAGGAATTACTGCTTTAAATGGTTTGACTGCACAAGTACAATTTTTAGCAACAGGAACAAGTGGAACTGATTTTAATATATCAAGTTCAACGGCTACGCATACTTTTAATATGCCTGATGCAAGTGCAACAAATAGAGGTTTAATAACAACAGGAACGCAGACAATAGCTGGTGCTAAAACTTTTACAAGTGGTTTAGGTGGAACAAGTGCAGCATTTAGCGGAAGTTTATCTGTAACTGGTAATACAAGTTTACTTGGCAATTTAGGAGCAAAATTTGGTATTATAATTGAGAAGGGAAATACCCCAGCAACATTAAGTTTAAACGATGTTTATATTAGTGCTTCAAGTGGAACAACGAATAGTTTAAAAATACAAAATACAAACTATTTAAGCACATTAAACTTCTCACAAAGCAATCAAACATTTACATTCCCAGAAGCAACAGGAACTTTAGCTTTAACAAGTCAATTACACGATGCAGTAACTATTGGAAGTGCAAATGGATTAAGTTTAAGCGGTCAAGTTTTAAGTTTAGCATTATCAAGTACAAGCACAAACGGAGCATTAAGTTCTACTGATTGGAATACTTTTAACGGCAAACAAGCTGCTTTAAACGGAACAGGGTTTGTAAAGATTAGCGGAACAACTATTAGCTATGACAATAGTACATACTTAACAACAAGTGCAGCAGCAAGTACATACTTACCTTTAGCAGGTGGAACTTTAACAGGTCAATTAGTTATTAATAGAGCAAGTGGAAATGGATTACAAGTTGCATCCGATAATGTAGTAATTACTGCTGCCACAGGATTTGGTTCACCAAGACAATTAGTATTTACTTGTGGCAATGGCCCGACTACAACTTTAGAGGCAAAGGGATTCGGAGGTAATTATATTACTGATTTTAATATTAAAACTTATAATTCATCGGGTACTGCGTTTAATGTATTTTTTGGAGATTCTGCGGGTAATGTAGGAATTGGCACAGATACTCCATTATCAAGATTACAAGTAGTTGCAACAGGAACTATTTTAAGACTTGGAGAAGCATCAGGAACAACAGGTAAACAACTTTTATTTGGAGTAGATAGTGCATCGGGTAGAGGCGAAATACAAGCAGTATGGCAAGGTACGGCTCATACTACATTAGCTTTAAATCCTGCAGGTGGAAATGTTGGAATTGGATTAACTAACCCAACAAGTAAACTACATATTTCATCAAGTAGTGCAGATGCATTTACAACTTTAGAAACAAATAGTGGGTTTTCAGCTTACAATAGAAATAAAAATGGGAATAGAAGTTGGGTTTATGGAGTTGATGGTACTAATAGTAATTTTATTGTTTTTGATGAAACTGCGGCATTAACAAGATTTGCTATCACAAGCGGTGGAAATGTTGGAATCGGAACGAGTAGTCCTAATAGTTTATCAAGTGGTATAAATTTAATTACAAGAGGAGTATCAGGTTTTACTACTTCATACATACAAGCATTATCTGCTGATGGCGGTGCTTCTGTTGCGTTATATTCAGGTTCAGGTTCATCGGATAATCCATCTATAATTTATCAAAATAGTTTAAGATTTGGAACTGCAAATGATTCTGGATTAACTGGATATACAGAACGAATAAGATTCACATCAAATGGTAATGTTAATTTAAATGATACTGTTTACAATAATACAGCAGTAGCAGTTGCAAGAATATTATACATAGGTAGTGATTATAGAATTGGCGGTCTTGCTTCAATTAGAGAATCTAAAAAGAATATAAAAGATGTATTAAATGTTGATTGGATTTATAGTTTAAACCCTGTTACTTTTAATTATCGTAAAAAAGATGAGGAAGAAAAATATACAGATGAAATTTACGATGAATTAGTTTATGGATTAATTGCAGAAGATACTGCACCAATAGCAGACTTTTTAATTAATTATAATGCTAAAGAAGATGGTACAAAAGAAATGGTAGGTATTGAATATATGCGATTAATTACTCCAATGCTAAAAGCCATCCAAGAGTTAAAAGCAGAAATAGAGGAACTTAAAAATAAATAATATGAAATATTGGTACATTAATCAATTAGACTGCGTTCCACAAGACGGAACTTTAACAGACTTTGTAGTGGTAGCACATTGGTCAAGATTTGCAAAAAAAACAATTAACGGAGTAGAATACTTTGCTTCTGTTTACGGCAGTCAATCATTCTCAAAAGATGATGTTACTAACTTTATTCCTTATGAGGACTTAACCTATGACATCGTTTGTGGCTGGTTGGATGCTTCAATAGATGTAGAGGCTTTAGACCTTAATTTAGATGCTCAAATAGAGAATCAAGTTAACCCACCTATTGTTGTACTTCCGTTACCTTTTACAAATCCGTAAAAATATAAAGTATTTAACTATATTTGTATATAAAATAAAAACTATGATAACATTAAACGAACAACAGATCAAAGAATTAGAAGCCTTTATCAACACAATCCC